ATAGAGTTGTGTTTATGATAAAAAATAAGCACAGTGTTTGCGATGCTGTAGGACGTGGACTCAATAAATTTGTTAAACCTAAATGGTATAGATATGGCAAATCCAATCGTCTATTCACATGTGGTGAAAGTGATGTGGGGGTTCTCGTTGAAGATGCCGCCAGTGCCTGTGCTATATCCCCTGTAGCTACGGGCATAGCATTATTGGGCACTAATCTTAGAGACGTGAATATACCAGAACTTAGAAAATTCAAACACATTCACATCTGTTTAGACCCAGATGCAACTAGAAAATCACTGAGTATACAAAGTCATTTGTCCTATTACGTATCTTGTGGTATAGTGAGATTAGAAGATGATTTGAAATATTTTAGCCCAGAGGAGATAAGAAAATTAGTATTGAAAAACAAATAGTCAAGCTTCTATTAAGGAAAGATTTCTACCATAATAACAAGCATAAATTAGCAAGGTCAATGTTCCCTGCCGAGTTACGGGACTTGCATGACACATTAGAGAAAGCTCATGCTAGATACGATAGAGACCTAACCATATTGGAACTGCGTGAGCTATACAAAGTTGGTAATCCAACCGCAACTCGTGCTAAACGTGAACTCATAGCAGACGTATTGGATTCTATAGAACAGATACCTCATATTGGTGAGGATGTTGCTGCTGATGTAATTAATACGTTATGGCAACAGGAAACTGGTAAGCAGATAGCGGACCTGGCCCTGTCAATCATGGAGGGCTCAACTGACAAACTGCTTGAGATAAAAAGTATAGTTGAGAAAAGTCAAGACGGTTTTGTTCCCAAAGATGACTACGAAGAGATACCCACAGATTTAGATACTTTACTAGAGTATGAGCAAAACGAAAACTGTTGGGAGTTTAACATACCTTCACTTCACAAAGTTGTGCGTGGTGGTAAGGCAGGAGAGTTTATGATTGCTTTCGCTAGACCAGAGGTGGGAAAGACTGCTTTTTATGTGTCGTTGGCTGCCTCTCCAAACGGTTTCTGTTCACAAGGTGCTAATGTTCACATTGTTACTAACGAAGAACCTGCTCGTCGCACTATGGTTCGTGCTGTTAGTTCCTACACTGGGTTCACACATGAAGAGTTGTATCAAAACAAAATCGAGGCTCGTTCACAATTTTTGCAAATTGCCCCAAATATAACTATGGTGGACAAGGTTGACGCCACCATTGAGTGGTTGAACATATATTGTGAACATAAGAAGCCAGATATTTTGATTATTGACCAACTTGACAAAGTAAATGTCAACGGCACGTTTGCTAGAACTGATGAGAAACTACGCAGTATCTATACTAAGTTTAGAGAGATATGTAAGAGACATAATTTGTTTGGTATAGGTATTAGTCAAGCATCTGCAGACGCAGAGGAGCGTACTCACGTAACTTATGCTATGATGGAAAACAGTAAGACAGGTAAAGCTGCTGAAGCTGACTTAATCATAGGCATCGGTAAGAACGACATCACTAACAATGATGACACACGTAGATATTTAACGATATCTAAAAATAAGTTGAGTGGATTTCATGGTAATATAGTATGCAATTTAGAAACAAAAAGGAATAGGTATACAGTATGATAACAACATTAGATGTGGAAACTACCTTCCACGTGGGCGAGACGAAGAGGGCTGACCCAACTCCGTTTCACCCAAACAACAGATTAGTTTCTGTTCAGTATAATACTTGTCAAGATAAAACTCCTAAGTTTGTTTGGTTTTATCATGAGAAAGTGGAACCTGATTTAAAAAAATCTCATTCACAAGTTCAACAAATTTTGGATGAAACCACACTTTTAGTAGGTCACAACATAAAATTTGACTTAGTATGGCTGTGGGAGAGTGGATTTACGTACAATGGACGTGTGTATGACACCATGATTGGTGAATATATTCTGTTAAAAGGGCAAAAATATAGTTTAAGTCTACATGATTCGTGCATAAGACGCAAAGTTAGCCAAAAAAAGACAGAAATAATACAAGATTACCTTAGTAGAGGCGTCGGTTTTGACAGAATGCCTACTGAAATAGTAGAAGAGTACGGATTAGCTGACATTGTGTCCACCAGGGAGCTGTATGAAGAGCAAACAAAGCTTTTTGGCAACAGTATGATGAACAAACACATAAAATTAATGAATGGATTCTTACCTGTCCTGTCTCAGATTGAGAGAAACGGCATAAAAATTGATGTTGAGGCACTTCAGCGTGTTAAAGAAGCTTACAAAAAGGAAAAATTAGAGCTAGAACGCACTATGCACGAGATTATGCGTGAAGTTATGGGTGATACACCGATAAATTTTGCTTCACCAGAGCAAATTAGCCAAATGATTTACTCTCGCAAGGTAAAAGACAAAAAACACTGGGCATCTATGTTTAATATTGGGCTAAATGAGAAGGGGAAGCCTCTTACAAGACCAAGAATGAGCGTTGGAGCCTTTGTTCGTAGTGTCAAAGCATTGACAGAGCGTGTTTACAAGACAACAGCCATACATTGTAACACTTGTTCAGGTAAAGGTAGCTTTTTTAAACGTAAAAAGAACGGTCAGTTGTGGAAAAAAGAGACAAAATGTAGAATTTGTAAGGGAAAAGGTTATCTTTTGAAGAAACACCCACAAGTTGCAGGACTCACAATGAACCCAAGAGACGTAAGAGACGTATCTGCTAACGGTTTTGCTACTGACAAGAATACAATGTTACGATTATTAGAGGATGCTAAGCGTAAAGGTAACGCTACAGCAGAAAAGTTCTTGAAATGTTCTGTTAGATTGAATGCAGTTGACGTGTATCTGTCTAGTTTTGTTGGTGGTATTGAGAGAAATGTCAAGCAAAATGACGTTTTGCACCCAAAATATAATCAATGTGTGACCAGAACGACACGATTGTCTTCTTCTGACCCTAATTTTCAGAATCAACCACGTGGTAATACGTTTCCAGTGCGTGCTGTTGTTGTATCTAGGTTTGAAGGTGGCAAAATACTACAAGCTGACTATTCACAACTAGAGTTTAGGGTGGCAGCACAGCTATCTGGTGATGAAGTTATGAAAAAAGACATACTTGACGGCAGTGATGTTCACAAATACACAGCTTCTATTATATTTGATAAAGACGAAAAGGATGTAACAAAAGATGAAAGGACTATGGCGAAAGCACACACGTTTAAACCGTTATATGGTGGTACACATGGGACGCCTAATGAGATGGCTTACTACAGAGATTTCATGGATAAATACCCACGGTTGGCAAAATGGCATGAGGACTTACAAGCTGAGGCTATCACTGAGGGCTCTGTTACTTTGTATACGGGTCAACAATTTGCTTTTCCGGGTACTGAACGTCTTGCGAGTGGCGCAGCCAGTAACGCACCCGCTATTAAAAATTATCCCGTACAAGGTTTGGCAGGTGGTTGCATTATGCCGCTCGCTCTCATTCGATTACAAAGTGCGTTTAGCAAAAAAGGAATTAAGTCTCTTATTATCAATACTGTACACGACTCGGTGGTAATCGACGTGTATCCCGGCGAGGAGGATATTGTATCTAAGCTCGCTCACAGAGCTATGTCGGATGTAACTAGCACTTTTGAGAGTTACTACGATGTAAAATGGGATGTTCCATTTGGTGTAGATTTAGAAATGGGATATAATTGGTTAGAAATGGAAAATATTTATTTGACTTAGCAAATGAAATGTTCTATAAATAACAAATCTAAAATTGAAAGGAGGTCTATATGACCACATTACCAACAGTAAATAGTGAAATCGGTTTTGACAAAATAGCTGAGGTTATAGGGCAAGATACCCCTGCAGTCTCATCTGTTGGTCACACCATATTAAAAATAAATAGAGACATTGAAGATGACGATGGTAGGTCTATTCCGCCCGGAAGTTGGTCTACTACGCATGAGGGTACAACTGTTTATGCAAAGAAGGCTAGCTTTCAGTTATTTCTTCAGCGTTATCAATATCTTCAGTACGACCCGAAGATTAACGAGTTAGTCAACAAGTCTTGTATGGCTAAAAATCTGTACCCACAGACAGAGATACCAGATATGTTAGGTGGTATGCGCTGTGGCTACGTACCTAAATCCAAGAGGGACACACTCACTGCTGATGACTTGTATAAGCAACAGCAGATTAGCCCATTCCGTATGCTTTACGGTAAAATGTTCTTTGAGGATGCAGTGAATTCAGATGGCGAGAGCGTCGAGGTAGGGGGGCTTCCCGTCGTCTGGAGAGCGAGAGGGGCTAATTTTATGCCTATCTCGGATGTGTTAGACAGCTTGTCAGCACAGAAAAAACCTTTCTTGTTTTACAAGTTACGGGCAGACTTGGCAAAACATAAGAAGGGCAGTAATGTCTACTATGTGGCAGGCTTCTCCGTTGACTCTGGTCCGATTGAGTTTACCAGTCAAGACCAAGAGTTATTGAGCCACTTTGTGGATTATGTAGCGAGTGAGAATAGTTACATTATGTCAGAGCACAATAAATGTCTTCAAAAGACAGATAAAGTGATTGACGCCGATGCAACTATTGACGATTTGGACGATGATTTGTCGGCGGTTATCTGATGAACAAACATCAAGCTGCTTTGTTTTCTTTCCTTTCTAGAGCAGCTAGTGGGGAGGCAGAAATGCCTCCTCATGTCCTAGATGAGTTTGGTGAACTTGCTAAGCAAGCATTAAAAAAACAGTTCACATATACAAAGGAACCTTTCAGACTACGAATGAGCAATGTTGGCAGACCACTGTGTCAGTTACAGATGGAAGCCATGAACGTAGAACCAGAGGCGCCCGACTACGATTTTAAAATGCGTATGATTATAGGGGATGTGCTAGAAGCAGTTATTATTGCACTGTTACAAGCATCTGGTGTAGAAATAAAAAATAAACACAAGAAAGTCTCACTAAAAGTTAATGATGATGAGATACAAGGTGAATACGATATAGAATTATCTGACGGCATCTATGACATAAAAACTGTGTCTCCTTTTGCGTTTGAATCAAAATTTAATGCTGACGATGCTTTTGATAAAATTAATAACTCAGACTCCTTTGGCTACGTGTCACAAGGATATGGTTATGGGCTCGCATCCAACAAGCCCTTCAAAGGTTGGATTGCAATAAATAAATCAACGGGACAGATAGCTGTAGCTGAAGCCCCACCAAATGGTAAACATAAGGAGAATACCAAAAATGAAATACAGAATGTACACAAAGCAATATCTGATGGAAGACCTTTTAAGCGGTGTTTCACCGACATTGAGGAACTTTATTACAAAAAGTCTACGGGAAACCGCACCTTGGGCATTGAGTGCCACTATTGTCCCTTCAAATCCAAGTGTTGGGACGGTTTGGAGTTCAGAAGACAAATCCCAAGCAAGGGACGAAACCCCAGATTTGTTTGGTACACCCACATCACCCAAGAATGGCGTGACATTATTAATAAAGAAGAGGGCTGATGATGACAAAATTGAAACAAAGTATTTCAAAGTCTCCAAGTTTGAAGCGCAAGACTTCATCTCGCAACTCAACCACGATATCCAGTTCCCACAAATCCAAAGCTCAGGTACGACGACAATCATCCCGGCAAAAAGTATTGTTGAAGTCCGTATCGAAGAAGATGAGCCCTCGCTCAGCCAAAGCAAAGGGAAGAAAACTACAGACATGGGTAGTAGAAAAGCTTCTTAGTGTATTCAAGAGGCTAACCTCACTAGATGTGCGCTCAACCCCTATGGGGGTAAATGGGGTTGACGTACAGCTGTCAACATCAGCTTACAGAAAGTTCCCCTATAACATAGAGTGCAAGAACACAGAAAGAATTAGAACAATATACAATTACTACGAACAAGCTATCTCACACGACAACATAGAAAAAGAAGGCGAGCCGTTGTTGATTATAAAGATGAATAGACAAAAACCTTTAGTAGTTGTAGATGCAGAACATTTTATAGAGCTCGTATCATGCCAAAACAAAAAGTAATTAATTTAAAAGAAGGCGATGCCGCCCTCATAGTTCACACAAACGTGGATGGTATGGGTAGTTATGACTTAGAGATATGTTATAATTTTAGTCCCGGTTCACTACACCCAGATGAAATGACATTTTATACTTTACTATTACATGGAGTTTTGTATTATTCTATGTATGACCCAGATACTTTAGTTAGCGCAGGGTTTGAAGATATGAAACAATTACAAGAGAAAGTGACAATACATTGACTATAAAATTTAAAGATTTTGTTAATCATCCACCACATTATACAAATGGTGACATAGAGTGTATTGATGCCATGAGAGCTTCCATGTCTCACATAGAATTTTGTGGATATTTAAAAGGTAATGTGATTAAATATTTATGGAGATATAGAGATAAGGGTAAGTCAATTCAAGATATAGACAAAGCCCTCTGGTACCTAAATAGACTAAAAGAGGAACTGCAATGCCAAGAGAAGACGTCAAAGTAATCGTAAAGATAATAGCTAAGATTGACTCATCGGAATTTACACCCGACTTGGAAGAACTGCCAGTTCTTTTAGAAGAATACGTAGAGGACTTAATACATGAGGTCTCTGGTATAACAGTTAAAGACGTAACCGTAGAACAAAGATAGGAGAAGAAATGAGTAACGTACTACCAACAGATTATCAACACTTTATAGCAGTATCAAGATATGCCCGATGGCTGCCGGAAGAGAATCGTAGAGAAACGTGGTTTGAAACAGTTAGCAGATACACAGATTACGTATGTAGTAAAGCTGACATTGACACTGACACACGTGAAGAGATATGGGATGCTATATATCAATTACAAGTTATGCCGTCTATGAGAGCTCTTATGACAGCCGGACCTGCTCTTGAGAGAGACAATACTGCAGGATACAATTGTTCTTACTTG